GGAACCATTCCATTCTTTCAACGTGTCCGTATTTGTTTTCCACCCACCATTACTTTGAGCGCTGTTCATAGTAGTATTGTCCGCAGTATCGGCTGCAACATCAAGCGACCACTCTCGAACCTCTGCTACTACAGTTGGGGAAACCCCTACCTTAACAATTCCGTTTTTTCCTGAGTGCGTCGTCATGTTTATCTCCTCAACTAATGGTTTCAGGTGTGTTTTCGAGTGTGTGGTATTTTGCCACATAGCTCATAGAAATCATGGCGACCGGTTTTTCAGCTTCACCAGTTAGCTCAATCTCTGTGTCACTTAGAAAAATATCGTGCAAAGTTGCTTTCAGGGAGGCGCTATTGTAAATCGCTTGCTCTACTTCCACGGCAATCTTATCTAGCTTGTCATCATAGGCCGTGTTCATTTTAACGCATCCGACGATCATAACGGTAAGGTCGCGCTCAATACGGCGAGGCTGGCCCATCGTGATTAGGGTGCTTGCTTCGGCACGTGTGAACACTAGCAAGCATGGTAGTTCATTGTCAGTAATTGGATGAACACGAGATGTAAAAACGTTTTTCCTAGTCGTGGTTAAACCAATTAACTCAGACGCGATTGCATCACGAATCTGCTCTCTAGCATGCGTCATCATTTTGCTCCTCTAGCGCAAGCGAAGTGGTGCCAGTGCCATCCGGCTGGATGCCGACAATCACATAATCTTTGTCTTTAATTGTGATGCGCTCACCATAAGCAGGCTTCTCATTTAATTTTGCCGTTTCATAAACAAGCTGTGGCTGGTTGCTGGCAATGGCGACTTCTCCAGCCGCAGCAAAATAGGCATTATCGAAAATGCCCATTAAAGTAACTGGACTGCCGATGTTGGGATAATAGGTAAATTCCTCACCGAATCCATCAGCGTTAAAGAACACAGAAAAATCTTCTGAAAATGCCACTGATTAATTCTTCTTATTTTTGCGTGGTGTTTTTTGAGGTGCATCTGCTAGCTCAACTGGCGCGGGATGTGGTTCGCTCTCACTATGCTTGCTTTCATCAAGCGGCGGCATTTCTGCTTTGCCCATCAAAACCAGCGCCTTAGCAGTTTCCGGCAACACATCTGGCTGGTCGCCCGCTTTAACGGGGCGGCCATCTGCCATCGTATTTCTGAGAATTTTAACTTTCATATTATAACCCCTGCGAGGTAGGGAAGCGTGGTCAGCGCTCCCCTACCGCAAAATTATTCAGCTGTTGTGCGGGCGAAGGATTCCGCATGGCGAACTGCGCAATCGAAATCTTGAAGCGCTGTGACGCGAACGCCGCCGCTTGTATCTTTCGCATACGGATTAACCAGCATGTCCAAAACACCCCACTCACCTATGATGAGATCCTCCCAATTACCGAAAACCATTTCATCTTCGGCCAATTGATTAGTCGCATATGCAGGGTATCCGTTGACCTCACCGACGCCTGGTTGACCTGGCATATTGCTCCAAATGAACTGCGCAGTGCCAGCCGCCTTTTCGGTTTGCTTCATGCGACCACGGTCGGCAGCACATGCCATGTAAGCCAGTGATCCCAAATCCGCGTTGTCGATAGCGACTTCACTCTCAAGGTCAACCACTTTGCCGAATGTAAATGTGTTGCTAGCAATACCCACGGTGCCGATACCGTTAGTATTTAGAATACCAGTAGGCTCGCCACCCGTTCCGGTGCCTTTAAGCGATAAAGAGTCAACTTTAGTCGCAATCGTTTTAGCTAGATCATCGCGAACAAAGTTCTCTACGTCCATAGAGGACTGCAAAAGCATCCGGCGCGTAAACTCTGTATATGCCCCTACTGTTTTAGGCGTCAGCGCGACTTGACCGATACTTTGTTGAGATTCCGTTACGTCGCCGCCTTCGGTAACAACATATGCTGTAGCTCCGCCCGTTTGCTTAGGAATGGACAAATTGCCCTCTAATCCTGTTAACACGCGCGCGCCTAGCTTTTTCACTAGCAAGCGATTTCGCAGTAACTCGATGAAGCTAGAGGCCTGTAAATTAGTTCCTACACTATAACCACCTGCTGGTCCTGACGCGACATTGAGATCACGCTGTTGCATGTTACGCTGTGCGAATAGCACCTCAGTAGGAACTTGAAGGTTACCGCTAAACTTGCGGCCCTTAAACTTTTGGCCTACAGCATCGCAGACTTCAAGCTCAAACGCCGCCGCTTCGACGATGTGCTTTTGGTCCGGCATTGCCATTGCACGAATGGCGCGTAGAAAGCTGTACTGGCGCGCCTCTTTATCGTTTAGGCCAATCGTCATATCGTTAGCTGTTTCTACGGGCTTTGCAGCGCCAAGCGCTTCAAGTACGAAGCTACGAAATTCATCGACACTTTTACCCGTGGCGACGAATTCCATTCCTTTGTCCGTTAGATTATGGCGTTTCGCCAAGGCAATGATTTCATTTGTGCGATTCTGATTTTCTTTGACGAAAGTCGCACGGATTTCGTCCGCATCAACAGTAATGGTTGCGGGTTGATTGTTTGCGCTGGCCGCTTGATTATTTGCATTCGGTTCCATTTTGCGTGTCTCCATTTGTTTAGATTCTGAGTTTAAAATTTCGATTTTCCACGTACCTGATTTATCAGATCGACCAACTCCGACGGATTGATCTGCCGGAATTGATACCAGTGAAATTTCTAAAGGCTCCCACTTGCTAGCACGGTATGTTTCCACGCCATTTGCAGACTCCTCTATAAGCATTTGATGGATACGGTAACCAACCGAGATGTTGCCACGTATGCCATCTTTGACGTCTTGAAAATAAGACTCGGCTTGCGCACTTTTCCCAAAGCGCACAACCGCGCGGCCAACGCGGTCTTTGCCTATTTCCGCTTTTTCGACCACACCAATCTGCATAGCTGGATCGTGATCGGCTAATAGTGGTGCTCGACCGGAATTGATCCAGTCCAGCACCACACTCCCGCTCGAATGATCTAAAATTTCAGACCCGAAAAAACGGTCTACTGAAATTTCACTCGAAAAAGAGAGTTCCACAGTACGCGCATCTTCGACGACCGCGCCTATTTCAGCGGCGCGGTATAACACGCCCGCTTCAAATGATTTATGATTCTGCGTTCCCTTGTCCATCCTGCGCCTCCGCATCTATTACTGCCTGCATTCCCCTTGCATCGGGAGCGCCTAAAACCACCCCATGCTTGTCACGAAGCCGTTGCTCTAGCGCGAGCTGGGCATAGACTTCTTCAATATCCATTCCTAAGTCGCTTGCCACGTCTTGCGCGCTCAAAAATCCAGCGCTCACTGCTTCGGTGTAGGCTTTCATCTCTTTTAGAGGATCCACCCATCGCCAGCCACGCGGTCGCCAGATGGGTTTATTAAACTTCTCAAACTTATTTAACGGGAGGGGGATTCTTTGCGTTGTCAGCGCCATCAACAACCAATCTTCGAAAACATCTTCGCATAGGTGTTCGATCAGCCACGTTTGCAATAGCTTCCATAGTTCCCGTTCTTCTAACGCGCCTTGTCGAATTGAAGAAAAGTTGACGCCCTCAAGATCATTACCAAGGCTATTATAGCTAACGCCTAAACCTGACGCCGCACCTCGTAACATTGACTTGATAAAAGTACCAAAAGAGGATGTGGGGTGTTGCGGATCGAAAGCGGTGAAGCTCATTCCGCCCGGTAACTGCTCAAAGAGGCCCGGCTCGGCTTCTGTAATAATATTACCGTTTTCATCTTCGCCACTGCCTGTGTATTCCGTGCCTTCTTGTGAGGTAAAAAACCCCATTTTCGAGGCCCCGATTCGTGCCGCGACAAGCTCAGCCTCCTCATACCCCCCCAACATATTCATGCGGCGCATTGCTGAAACCATCCAAGGGATGCCGCGCGATTGAGAGACGCGCTCGGAATTATAAAGGTGGATCATATCAGTTGCTAATATCCGCTCGCGCTGTGTGCGCTGATCACTCACATAATAGCTATCGCCGGGGTGTCGGTTCATCACATGATAAGCCACAGGGCGATTCCACTCATTATACTCAATGCCCATGCGAATTTTATTGCCGTTGGGCAAAACATCGTGATGCGTTTCATCAATGTGATCGGCTTCTAGTAGCTGCAACGCAAAGCCAAACGCATTGCCAGCCGCCCGCCCACGTATCTTGCGAACAAAAATCTCGCCATCTTTAGCGACTGTCTCGACTATGAGTTGTTTAACGTCTATCCAAGATAGGCGACCATCGATGGTGCAATTTTTTTTCTTAGCCCAATCGTACCATGCCGATTCAATCATGCCATTTGCGCGGTCATCAAATTGAACACCTTGTGAAGTCTCGCGCTCGATGGCACGCACTTGCAAATTAATGCCCTGCGATCCTACAACATTAGAGCGACATAACTTGAAAAAGCGACGTGCATAATCATTGTCGGCGGCTAGTTGCCGTGACCGCGCACGAATACGTGTTAACGTATTACGTGCCGCAGCATCGGCAGAGGTGCTCACACCTGCCCATCCTGCGGTTAATCGATCTATTTTTGCAGCCGCGAAGTCTCGACGGCGCGGCATATTCTGTGAGCGTCGCGGTTGCTTCTCTTTTTTAGTTCCGAATAAAGAGATCATGAGCTAAAACTCACGCGAATTAAATTGTCACCGCCCTTTCCTTGGCGCATTTTCTCTTTTTTTCGCAAGGAATTTAGATCGCCCTGCAAACGATCACGTAATACGAATAGATCGCTTACACTGTAGTTGCTAAGCGACCGGCCCGCGATTGAGTAACTGGAATATTTATAGTTTTTAGCTATAAATTGATTGATTGCGGAGAGATCGCTTTCTAATTGTATAAGTGGATCTATCACGGCATCGCTAGAAGAAAGGTCGGCTTTAATTGTTAAGTAGCCCTCTGATATAGTGATCCGTTGATCTAACTTTTCTACATAAGCTGCCCATTTATACGTGCCAGAGGTATAAACGGCGCTAATACTGGCGGGCAGCATTACAAGATGATCATCACCCGAAGCAACGGCAGCGATGTCTATATTACCCGCGCCTCTAAAAGCATATTTAAGAATCCACCCATCCGATGCTTTATAATTCGGGAGCGCTTTTCTCCATGCTACAGAATCACCCGCTATAAAACTATTTGGCTCTTGCGCTGGAATATCAGCCATTCACTACCACCTGTTTACGAATCCACTGCCGCGCCTTCCTCGTTTTGTGGTGCGGCTTGTTCCTTTCGTCGTATTATGTGGCGAATCATCGTGTTCGGGGGGAGGCTTTTTTTCGGTGAGTTTGTCGAAGCGCAACTTCACTTTAGGCATGTTCGGCTTTATTATTTTCAATGCCGCGAAACCATAAACTCGACAGTCTAGCGGCTCATTTCGTGTTGATTGTGTTTTCTTAATATACTGTTTGACTGTCCTCCCTTTGGCATAGCGCTTAACAAGCTTCTCTGAGGTAAGTCCCTTAAAGTATTCATCTGGCAAATTAGCCGAAAAGTGGCAGTAGCCCGCGCCTTCCTCGTCAATCTTTAGCCTAGAAAATATGGTGTCTTTCGCAGTATCCGTCCCAACGTAAAAAACTTTAACTCGGTGAGAATTATTGTTACTAGGCTTGCCTACAACCGGCCGCCAGCTATGACTATAACCACGCACAGCATAAACACGGCGCCCCTGAACTTGCTTAGATTTTGTATAGAGATAAACGGATTCGGCGTGGTGCCCACCTGCATCAATACATGCGCAGGCGATCGATAATTCAACGCCGCGCTCATGCATGATTTTAGTTTCTAATATATCATCGAGATCTTGCCATACTTCTTTCGTGCCCGGATCACCGTGTATAACGTGATAGCCAAGGTTCCAGCTTTCTTCCTCTATGCCCCAGCCGATAATTTCAAGTTCGAGGCGATCATCTTGCACATCAACACCCGCCGTAACTACAAGCACACCCTCCGGCGCGCCTTCATAATCTTCAACGCGATTAGTTAACGATTCTTCGTCAATACCGTCGCCATCTAAATTCTCTTCATAGGTTTCGGCTAGGCGTGTGTTGATAAAGACTTTTAATTTTTCTGGATCACCCTTGGATTCCACAAACTCACGTGCCATTTCTCCAAAGCGAAGCCAAGGGGAGTAAAGCGCCGACAACTGAAATCCAGCGCGTCCTTTAAACGGGGCCTCTGCGCGCCATTCGTGATTGGCCAGCATGTAATATTTATCGCTATCATGAAGTATGCAGCCGTTTAACGCGCAAACATAATAGGCATTTTCTGGTTCGCTTTGTGGCCATTGGAGCTGCTCAAAAACTAATTTTTGCCGTTCTAAACAATGAGGGCATTCAACCCAAAGCTTTCTTTTATCACTGTTCTCATAATCCTCCTCTATTTCGCTTTCCCCCCGTATGGTCGGGCTAGATGATTTAAGGATTTTTCTATTGTAAAAGGTGGTTGTCCGCGCAATAGCGAGCTTCGAAGGTCGCCCCTCTTTTTTTGCCGAACGCGGGAAGCGATCAACTTCATCAAGAATCATTACGCGCTTAGGACGCGAAGCCAACGATGCAGGAGAATTAGCCCCCGCTATAGTAAGGTTTCCGCCCGGAAAGCGTTTGTGCATGATAGTGTTGTCACCATCGCGCGATGACTGAATATTCACTAACTCATTCAGCACGGGTGTATCGCGCACCATTGGAACAAAGCGGTCTTTACTCCACGCCTCGCCCATTTCTTTTGTCGGCTGCACCATCATGATCGGTGCCGGATCGTGATGGATGAAGTAACCGGTTGCCGCGTTGAATATAGTAGTTTTAGCTGTCTGTGATGCCCATAATAATACTACTTCTTCCACTTCGGGATCGGTGATGCAGTCCATCGGTTCCACAACATAGGGAGTTCGAGTGGTGGAGTATTTGCCAGGCTCGGCACTGTTTTCGCTGGAAAGAAAGAAATAGCTGTTCGACCATTCAGATAATCTAAGAGGTCGCGGTGCGGCGACTATTTTTAGCGCTTCCTTTGCGGCGTTTTTTTGATTCAATTCGTGTGTCAGGATCATAATTCGCTAGTTCGTTGAGTGCTTCGTAAAGGGCGTCTTTCAACAAGACGTCGATCTTTTTGGGATCACGAACGGCGGCGAGCTGGGGTGTCAATCTGTTTGGTATCGACAAAATGCGGGATCGAAACGTAGCTAATACGTTTGCCCAAAGGCCCTTCATATTATCAAGGGTTATAAGATTGCCGCGCA